TCGGCAAGGAGGGGGTTTCTGCTCTCAAGGCGGCGACCCCCTCCAGGTCGGGCGAGACGGCAGCTAGCTGGAACTATGAAGTCACCAGAACTGGAGAGAACTGGAAGATAACCTGGACCAACTCACATGTAAACAACGGCGTGAACATCGCCGTCATCTTGCAATATGGTCACGGTACCCGTAATGGAGGGTATGTCGTTGGCCGAGACTACATCAACCCCGCTATCAGGCCCGTATTCGATAAGATAGCGAAGAAGGCCTGGAAGGAGGTCACTAAGTAGTGGCTACTATTGACGAGCGGGTAGTCTCGCTCAAGATGAACAACAAGCAGTTCTTGTCTGCAATCAAGGAATCCGCGTCCAGCATGGACAAACTCAAGGAATCCTTGAAGCTTCAAGGTGCCGCTGACGGCCTATCTCGAGTCGGAGAGATTGCTAAGAATACGACTCTAGGCGATCTGGCCACGAAGGCCCTCGACATCGGCAAGAACATGACAGTCATGCAGGGGCTTGCCGTCACCGCATTCGGTGGAATTGGTGTCGCGGCTCTTAATGCTGGTCGAAGCATTGTCTCTGGTTTCATCGGAACCATTAAAGACGGCTTTAATGAGTATGAGCTCAAAATGAGAGCAATTCAGACCATTATGGCCAATACAGTCGAGAAGGGGACTACCCTCGGCGAAGTTAAGACCTCCCTGGCCGAGCTGAACACCTATGCCGATAAGACGGTATACAGTTTCAGCGACATGACTCACGCCATTGGTCTGTTCACCGCGGCTGGTGTCGATCTTCAGACATCCGTGGCATCAATTAAGGGTCTGTCTAACCTCGCAGCGGCCTCAGGTTCAACTGCCCAGCAGACCGCCACTGCGTACACCCAGCTCTCGCAGGCTATCGCGGCTGGCGCTGTCCACCTTCAGGACTGGAACTCGCTAGTCCAGGCAGGCATGGGCGGTGAGTCATTCAGGAATGCCCTTATCGAGACCTCCCGAATGATGGGTACTGGTTATGATGAGGCTATTGCTAAGGATGGGAACTTCCGAGAATCCCTGAAGGAAGACTGGCTTACTGCCCAGGTCATGACGACCACCCTTACTGCCCTAACGAATGACCTCTCTGAGGCACAACTTGTCGAGATGGGCTACTCAGAGGAGCAGGCCCATAAACTCAAGCAGTTCGCTCAAGGTGCGTTTGATGCTGCGACCAAGATCCGAACCTTTAGTCAGTTAGTAGATACGACCAAGGAAGCCATCGGTTCCGGATGGGCCGAGACGTTCGAGATTCTCTTTGGTGACTTCGAAGAGGCATCAGATCTGTTTACCGCTATCGGCGACTGGCTCGGTGGCGTTATTAAGGCCAGCGCTGACGCGCGAAACGGATTCCTCCAGATGTGGAAAGATCTTGGAGGACGTGCATCCCTTGTTCAGGGTCTGGCCAATATCTTCTGGGCCATTGTCAAAGTTCTCGGACAGATCGGAACCGCCTTCCGACGAGTATTCATGAACGCTAGTGCCGAAGGTCTTGTTCGCATCACCAAGGCGTTTGAGAACTTCACGTCTAAGCTCATCATCACGAACAACTTTGCCGAGAAGCTTGAGTGGACGTTCACAGGGGTCTTCTCGATCTTCCATATCTTCGCCACCATCCTCGGCGAGGTGGCTCAAGTCATCTTCACGGTCGCCTCACACATTATCAGCGCACTATTCCCAGCGTTCACAGGGATCAACTCTGGCGTATTCCAGATTACGAAGGTAATTGGTAAGGCGATCTACTGGTTCGATCAGTGGTTCACCAAGTTGGACCTCGGCGGAAAGCTACTGAAGCTGCTTCTTCCACCGATTGATCTCGTTGGTAAGGCTATTAAGTGGGTCGTGGATAAGATCCATGACTTTATTATGTGGCTCGACTTCGGTGGAAAGGTCACTAGCGCTGCCAACGGACTGAAGAGTCTAGCGTCGAAGTTCGGGCTCATCAAGGATGCTCTAAAGAACTCGGTTGTCGGCCAGCAGTTCTCCGCAGCTATGGACTCTATCCACAGCGGAATCGACAAGGCCAAGAATAAGCTTCACGAGTTTGGTCAGACTGTCGGCGACAAGCTGAAGGCGAAACTCACCTCTGGAAAGTCAGCTCTGTCTGACTATTTCAAGGGCTTCGACCTGAGTAACATGACCACTTCTGAGGCGATTGTCTCGAAGCTCGGATCTAAGTTCGATGAACTCGGTAACAAGCTCAGGATTTCCGAGAAGGTTCAGTGGCTCAAGGAGAAACTTGTTGAGCTGAAGGATGCGCTTGTCGATACATGGAATACTATTCAAAATAGTAGTGTTTGGGACCACCTTGGGAAGGCCTTCTCAGATATCGGCGGTAAGGTCAAGGAAGTAGCGGTCTCATTCCGCGACTGGGTTAACGGTCACGGTGAGGTCAAGGCCAAGGCTAAGGAAGCTGCGGGAGCAGTTTCAGAGGTTGGGTCTGCCGCAGCCCAGGCTGCTAAGGAGACAGGTCAGGCCGCTAAGGAGAACTTCCTCAAGAAGTGGTTTGAGGACATTAAGCAGGTCGCTCAAGCCGTACACCTTCCGGAACTCTTCGACACTATCAAGCAGAAGTTCGTCGAGTTCAAGGACTTTGTCGTTAACACCTTCGCCCCCAAGGTGAAGGAGGGCGCAAAGAACGCATTCGGCTCTATCGGTACCGCGATGAGTCAAGCGAACTCCAACCTCAAGTCTTATGACATGGGCAAGATCCTTGTCGGGGCCATTGGCGGTGGAGTACTTATTGCCTTTACTCGATGGATAAACTCATTCAAAGAGAACTTCGACAAGATCGGAAATGTCGCTGACAAGCTCGGTAACGTCTTCGACAAGCTCGGAGGGGTCCTCGAGGCATTCGAGCAGAAGGTTAAAGCCAAAGCCCTTCTGACGATCGCAATTGCTCTCGGTGTTCTTGCCGGGGCGCTGATCCTGATGTCTCTTGTTCCGGCACCGAAGCTCCTCGTCACACTGGCTGTCCTGAAGTATCTCTTCAAGATGATGGATGACATGCTTGAGTCTATGACCAAGATGGTGGCCTTCAAGAATGACAGTGTTCGTATTGTGGCTATGCTCATTGCTATGGGTGCCGCTATGATCCTGATGGCAACTGCTGTCCGGATTCTTGCCGGAATGGATCTCAAGGGTGCTGTGGTCGGTCTTGCTGCCATGAAGATCCTGATGATGACCATGCAGGAGTTCATGACCAAGATGGCTGCTACCAAGGGCGTTGAGAAGGGCGCTGGAATTCTTCTTGCTCTTGCTGCATCCTGTGTTATTCTGTCTCTAGCAGTATACACTCTTGGGTCCATGGATACCGGTAAGGCTATCCAGGGGGTCGTAACCCTCGCCGCGGTTGTGGCGATCCTGTCTGGGTTCATGATGGTCGTCAGTAAGGACCCATTCATGGGTAAGGGTGCGGCAATCCTCCTGTCGCTGGCCGTCTCATGCAACATCCTTGTGGCGGCTATCTGGATGCTCGGAACAATGGACACTGGCAAGCTCCTCCAGGGAGTCATTGCTCTAGGCGTGATTATTCTCGAGCTTTCTGTGGCGATGGCTGTTGCTGGTAGGGCTAATGCTAGAGGTGCGGCTGCGATTATCGCTATGTCCGCGGCAGTCTTGGTTCTAACAGGGGCAGTGGCCATCCTTGGGAACATGGATATAATGACGCTAGCCAAGGGACTTATAGCTCTCGCGGCTGGTCTCGCTATTCTGGCGATCTCGATGGCTGCAGCAGACGCTTTCAAGGAAGGCGGCATCGCTCTGGGTATCGCGTCTATCGCATTCCTGGCCCTGGCCTCAGCAATGAAGACTCTGTCTGGTATCACCTGGACACAGCTTGCGATTGGCCTTATTGCGCTAGCAGGTGGCATGCTAATTCTGGTGGCTGCCGCGGCTGGTGCTCAGTACTTCGCAGTTGGTATGATTATTCTTACTGCGGCACTACTAGCGCTAGGTCTGGCACTACTTCCAATCTCAATCGGTATGGCAGCCTTTGCCGCTGTGTTGGGTATTTGTGCCACAACCGGTGCAGCGGCATTCTTGGTCTTGACCGAGGGACTGAAGCAGCTTGCGGCGATTCTGCCCCAGGTGGCGATCGATGTGGCCACAGCTATTGCCAACTTCATCATCACACTAGGAGCAAAGGCCCCTGAGCTGGCGGTGGCCATGGCAGCATTGCTTGGAGCGATCATCTATGCCATTAATGCCAACATCCCTGGCATTGTCGCAACGCTGTTCATCCTGATCCAGGCGATGCTCACCGAGCTGGCTAACCACGCCTATGAGTTCGGTGAGAAGGGCGCTACTATCCTGGCAAACTTCCTGAACGGAATTGCGGACAATATTGGCAAGGTCATTGACGCTGCCACCAACGTCATCCTCAACTTCCTTGATGGAATTGCTAGGAATGGTCCGAAGATCATTGACAAGGGTATGTGGACGGTCCTCAAGCTTCTTGAAGGTGTTCGCGATGCTATTAACAAGTACGCTTACCGGTTCAACAAGGTTGGTCGAGAGATTGCTTGGGCTATTGTCGACGGCATGACCAATGGTCTTGCGTCTAAGGCCTGGAGCTTTGGCGAATCTATGGTTAACATGGCGAAGAATGGCTACAACCGAGTCAAGAGCTACTTCAAGATCCACTCCCCTTCTCGACTGATGATGGAGCTCGGCGGATATGTCGGAGAGGGTCTCGCCATCGGTATCGAGGATACTGGTGATCGCGTTGCCGATGCCGGAGGCAGTATGGCTGGCGCAGCTTACGATGCTATGGCTAAAGCCCTTGACGGAGTCAATGAACTCATTGAGGATGACCCATCCTTCAAGCCGGAAATCAAACCCATTCTGGATCTCACTGAGATGCAGAAGCAGGCTAAGGGAATCAACAACTTCCTTCCCGCCATCGGAGTCACGGCGCAGGCTGCTAACGCGGCTCGGCCTCCTGCTCCGATCGCAGTTGACAATTCTGACAAGAATGGTCAAAATGGTGTTACAAACATCACATTCAACCAGACCAACAACTCGCCTGAGGCGCTGGATGCGGCTACTATCTACCGCAACACCAACACTCAGCTTGCAATGGCAAAGGACAAGTTGACACTATGATCTCAGAGATCTCGTCCACGACAAAGTCGGGGGATCGTCTAACCATCGACATCACGAACCCCTATGAGTCGGGGGTCGCGGTCAAGGAGATTACTGGTCTGGGGCCAGTAAAGGCGGACATCAGCACTGATGGATTCGCCCTGCTGGACGGAGCGTTCCTTAAGGGGATCAGGGTTGGTACTCGTACTGTGGTGCTGACTCTGATCCCCTGGGGGACTGACATTCAGGAACTCCGACTCAAGTGCTACTCTTACTTTGGAGTCGGGGAGACCATTACTCTCGGTGTGACAACCGACTGGCTTAACGTGCACTCCGACTTCATTGTCGAGTCCGTCGAACCGAACATCTTCTCTGAGCGGCAGGAGATCCAGGTCTCCCTTCTTGGGCTGGACCCGTATTGGAAGTCCTCCGCTACTCAGATCCAGAAGGTTGTGGGCTTCAATGATAACACACCCACCTTCGAGTTCCCGTTCTTCTCACAGGACAACCACAAGCTCAAGTTCGGCGACATGACCAACTCCTCGGGTAAGGATATCCGATACCTTGGTGACTACCCGGCTGGTGTAACCATCACCGTCGAGTTCCTCGGAACGGTCAGTAACCTTATCCTGAGTAACACGACCTTCAACGAGACAATGTCTATCTCTCGAGCTGGAAACTTCTATGCTGGAGAGAGTATTGTCGTTGATACTCGTCCTGGTAAGAAGTCGATTACTCACCAGGCTCGAGGAAGGAAGTCCTACATCACCGGCGTTCTGGCCCCAGGGAGTACCTGGATTCAGATGCACCCGGGAATCAACACGATCGCCCTTCAGTATGCTGGAGGCGTTGACGACGTAAACGTCTCTATGGAATACGATACGCTTTATAGGGGGATCTAATGCAGCTGTTCTTCGCGTTCCTTCACAACTACAACTCGTGGATTGAGGTTCCGAATAACTTCTACTCCCTCAACTGGACTGAGCGGGCCTATGACTACGGCCAGTTCGAGCTCCAGCTCTACTCGGATCAGCCGGGCTATGAGTACAGTCTCGGGAATCTGTTTATTCGAGATGATACCTCGACCGCCATGGTAATCGAGACGGCCACGGTTAAGCAGGAGGATGACGGTGTCTACCTCCATAAGTATACCGGTCGCTCTCTCGAGTCGATGTTTGAGTGGAGAGTCCTACCTCACAGGCAGTGGATTGAGCCCGACAAGAATGGCCAGTTCAATGCGCAGATGACGGCTGAAAACCTGGCCCATGCACATCTTGGTAAGGATGCAGAAGCAGCTCGTAGGATTAATAACTTCAACTTCCATCGAGAAACTCGAGTGTCTCAGATGGCCTACGTCAACGACACTGGGCAGAAGATCCAGGATGGGAAGTGGATCATCTATGACCGAGCCCCCATCTCGGAGATGTTCCGGAATGTCTTGTCGGCGTGCAAGCCGAACGGATATTCTCTATTCTACAAGATCAAGCTCGAGAACCAGGGTATTCACTGTTACGTAACTGCCCCACATCTCATCAATACGATCACACTCGCTCAGGAGAATGACAACTTCTCCGACTTCGAGTCAGTGGACTCCATTGTCGATAAGAAGAGTACGATCTATGAGGTCTGGGACTCCGGCGATGTGGATATGAAGTGGATTGCTGACGGTAGTACGCACACTCGGGCACACACACTGCGGTCTGAGAATCCAATTACTCGAAGAGAAGTCTTGTGGGATAATACTCAGGTCCACAAGCCCTACTCTATCAAGGACTGGAAAGCGCTTACTGATCTTCAGCGGAAGCATATCACATCTCTGAGCGAGGTGTGGTATCCTTTCTGGGTTCTGGATGCCATGTTCCCGAAGTATACCCCGCTCAAGATGATCTCGGGTAAGATCAACAGCTTCTCCAACGTCGAGTACCGTACTGGTTTCGATGTCGGAGATATCTTCTACTACGTCCCCTCGGGCAGCAACGCAGAACCAATTGAGTGCCAGCTGACTGAGATGACTGAGTCTTGGTCCAGTAGTGGGTTCTCTCGAGTTCCCACTATCTCAATGTCGTCTCGTACCAAGTGGAATGGTGACGGCTTCCGTATCGACTTCACTCGCGGTGGCCCCGGAGAGGTCATTGCTCCTCGAGAAAGGGATTAATGCATGGCCATTTCTAGCGGTTTCTACAACTCGGTGAATGGTGACCGGACATACGATGCTGACCAGTTCGGATCGCTCTTTGACGGTATCATCGCACCGGGTGTCTTCCCGAACGTGGGAGACAAGTTCCGAGTTCGCCCCACCAACAACGGTATGTCCGTGTATGTAGGTGCTGGTAAGGCATGGCTGAACAACCGATGGGTTGAGAACTCGGGTGATGAGACGGTGACACTTACTGGTTCTCACGCAACTCTGGACCGAATTGACCTGGTATGTATCGAGGTTGACCGATCCAAGGCTGTCCGTGGCGCCAAGATTAAGGTGGTCCAGGGTACCCCTGCGGTTACCCCTCTGATCCCAAACGTGGGGGACAGTGGTGACCGGCAGACCTTCGCTCTGGCCCAGATCAAGGTGATTAAGAACTCTCGACAGATCGTTGCCGAGAATATTATCAACCTTGTGGGTAGTGCTCGCACTCCTTATGTTCGCGGCCCTCTCGAGACTATCAACCTGGACTCCCTTCAGGCTAAGCTCCAGGGCGAGTTCAACACCTGGTTCGACTCGGTTCGAGATGCTCTGGCTAACGCGGGGGGTAACACCTCGACTGACGTCGCCAACCTCAAGGTGAGTGATAAGAACCAGAACGATCGTATTCAGGCCGTCGAGGGTCGAGTCGCGGGGACTGAGCTCAAGATTACCCAGATCAACGAGAAGTTCACCAACTCGGGATCTGTCTATGGGATGTTGAACGAGTCGAACGCGGGTGTCCACAACTCGATCTACCGAGGTGCCTCGCTGGGTAACTCGGTGTCTCCGTACCTCCAGGCGATTCGAAGTGGTTCCTTCTCTGGGATGTACCTCGGGGACTACTGGACATATTCCGGTGTCACTTGGCGAATCGTGGCATTCAACTACTTCATGAATATTGGTGAGCCGCCCTTCCGCCAGAACCATATCGTGGTAGTTCCCGACCGGTCTCTGTTCCGAGAGGCTTGGTCTACTACCATTCCAGATCAGCGCTCGTATGTGGACTCGACTCTCAACCAGTCCACTATGACTCAGGCCAGTCGTATGGCGGAGTCTCTGTTCAACAGGTCCAACATGGTTGGTGTCTGGACTCGAGTGGCTACCGGGTATGATGGGAATGGCGCAGTCAGGGATTGGCGCTGGTACAACCCGCACATCAATATCATGGATGAGGCCATGCTCTGGGGAACGTCGATCTTCAACGATCCCCTCGCCAAGGGTATGCACCACAACCAGTTCCCTGCCTTCAGGCTCAACCCCGCCCTTGTTAACATTGAGGAGGAGTACTGGCTTCGTGAACGAGCTTCAGCACAGACTGCAGTCTACATGAAGTCTACTGGTCAGTTCTCCCACGCCCCGATTAACTACTCACTCGGGGTACGTCCCTATCTAGCGATCGGTTAACATGCAGCACTTCGGATTCAACCCCCTGACCGACATCGTCCTCGCGATATTTATGTCGGTTCTGGGGTCTTCCGGGATGTGGGCTTGGATCATGAAGCGCAGTGAGCGGAAGTCCGCCACTTCAAGGCTTCTGCTCGGAATGGCCCATGACCGGATTGTATATGTCGGGAAGACATATCTCCATCGAGGATTTCTCACCCTCGACGAGTATGAGGACTTCATGAAGTATCTTGTAGAGCCCTATTCCGAGTTCGGGGGGAATGGGCTTGCCGAGAAGATAGTGAATGAGGTCAAGAATCTTCCCGTAGTCCCCACCCCTAGACCCCCGGCAAAGAGGAAAACCAATGGCTAAGCACCTTCAGGAGAACAAGTTGAACAACAAGTCCTACGACGTCCTCAAGTGGGTTGCGCTGGTCGCCCTTCCGGCTACCTCTGCGCTCTACCTCACGCTGGCGGCTCTGTGGCACCTGCCTCACCCGACTGAGGTTGCTGGGACGATCGCCGCGATTGACACCTTCCTGGGTGTGCTTCTCGGTGTGAGCTCCACCAAGTACCAGGGTACCCAGCCCTCCGGCGCCCTCCACGTGTCTGAGGACCAGGGGATCCACGCCACTTTCGACCAGGGCGTCGCCGAGATGCTCCGGAACGGGAAGGTGACGCTGGACGTCAAGCAGGTCTAAGCGAGAAAAACCTGCGGTATAATGAACCCCTAGAAAGGAGCCACACCCATGAAGAACCCTGACCCCATTCAGCAGACAATTGAAGCTGCTCTGAAGGAGGCCGAGCTTCACGATCCCTCTAGTGAGGACTACACCACAATTGCTCGAAATGTCGAGACTCTTGCAAAAGCCAAAGCCCTTGGCGAGAGCAAGAAGCTCAGCAAAGACGCAATTCTCGGTGCAGCTACCTCACTGGCTGGTATCGTAGCCGTCCTCCAGTACGAGCGACTTGCAGTCGTCAGCTCGAAGGCGTTCGGTTTGATCATGAAGGTTAAACCCTTCTGAGATTCGTCAGGCCCCCTGTGCTATACGCATGGGGGGCTTGGCTTATCTTTTTTTT